CTACTTTCTGCTTTATCGCACCTATCTTTATATTCAATCATTGCCTGTAGAAACTTTTTGTTATCTACATAATGTTCAGATTTTTTTCTTGTTCTAGTCATAGTTTAATTATATCATATTTGTTGTTAATGTCAAGGACCTATCACAATATCCAGTTATATATTGCTCTCAAAGCGAGTAGCAGATACATAAGTTCCATTAATGCTCTAGGTATGTCTTTATCTTTTATGCCCATGTATATCCATATCGTACATGAACATGTTGCAATTGCCCAACCTACCCATTGAGTATTAGGGTCTGCATTAGAAAGTATGTAAGCACCTATCATAGCGAGTACGAAACCCAGCCATCTCATGCCATCTAGTCTTTTGTAAAATCTAATTTTCATTGGTGCTTGACATAATCTAATTCTCTTGTTATACTACCCATGTGGGTTGTTACCGAGGATAGTAGCTACCCCACTAGTGCAACTTCTTTGATGGCATTTTAAGTAAGTCAGCGACTTCTTTAATATCAGACTTATCTATATCCTCATAATTGGAAGCGGCATTTTCTAGTTCTTCTTCAGACATTTCTCTTTCAATAAATCCAGGTAGTTGTTGTTTCGCCTTCTTTAATGATACGGCAAGATCAGTATATCTTTTTGTAAATGCCGAGGTGGCATTGCAAATAGTAATAATCTTATCAACAGGTATAGTAACTATTTTCTCATCTGTAAAACCAACCCATTTAACCAATGCAATATAATCAGATATACCTTGCTCAGTAATACGAGGTACGTATTTAATTAGCATAGGTTCTTGTAACCTTAATAGTTTAGAGTTTTCAGGTAATTGGTCTTTATGCAAAGGAAACCTACAACAGATTTCTTCTCCAGAAACCAGTCTGATTATCTTAACCGTTTTATCATTAACACGATCAATCATATAACTATTTATCTTTCTTAAGCACTAACATGCCACAATGAGAGCCGCCTTGTGACTCTTGCATATCATAGTCTAATAATGCTGTTTCTTTAAATATCTTCATATTGTACCATCCTTTGTTTCTTCCTGGGTCTTTATCTTCATTAGGCATATAATCATGGAATACAATTTTAAAAGAGTCCTTTGTACGTTTTAGTATTTCTTCACAATCATTTTTATCAATAGAGCCATCTATAAAAACAAAGTCAAAGTCATAGTGAAAATGCTCTTGCCAATATTCTTTGCTTGTACAAATAAACTTGTATATGTTAGGTATACCATTATACTCAAATACCTCATTCTTGTCAATGGTGTACACCTCTGAATTATTAAGTCTTAATGCGGCTGTACTCTTACCAGTACCAGTACCTATTTCTAGTATTTTAAAAGCACCTCTGCTTTCAAATAACAGAAATTTAAAATCGTCATCTGAAATCATTTTAGATCCACCGTATGTATTTCATAGTCAAAGCCTTCTCTATTATAGATGTTAACTCTTTCCTGAAAGTGTGTTAATGTAAAGTTTTTCTTATCTTTGTATGTAAGGTCATCTGATATATCATAGACCGTAGCTGATTGTTTCTTATCGCCGACACGAAGCCCACGACCAATACTTTGTAATATTCTTATAGGGCTCTTACTAGGGCTACTAAAAACAATGTTGTGTAAATTACGAATATTGATACCAGTGCTGAACGTCCCGAAAGAAGCGATAATAATTGCGTTGTCCGACTTCTCGGTGATTGCTCTAATTTTTTCTCTATCATCTGTTTCAGTTCCCCCATAAACGAAAAACACTTTTCGCTTTGGGTCTACTTTTTCTTTTATGAGTTTATATAAAATCTCGCCATGTTTTTCAACTAACTGAAATAAGCATAATGTATTGCCGTTGAGCGCCAAGGTCAGATTTCGTATGTATTTATTACGAGCAGTATTTTGAGTGAGGTATTCTAGTTCTTCAAAGTATTTTACACCATATACTTTCTTTGCCTCTACTTCAGGATACTTTAAGTTCAGACATTTAATTTTTAGATTTGCAAGTTGTTTTCTCTCAATCAACTCTGCTGTAGATACTACTTTATTGACCATACCAAATAGACCTTGTAGTACTAACTTGTGTGTTTTACTATCATCTAACGTACCTGTAAGACCAATTCTGTATTTACAATCTATTAGTTTTGTCATAATTTTGGTCAATGATACTGCCTTAAATAAGTGTGCCTCGTCACCTATAACTGCACCATAGTCTTCAAAAAATTGTTTAGGCATTTTGTATAATGATTGCCATGTTGATATAACTATACGTTTATTTTCGTCTATATCGTAGCCATGATACTTTCTACTTACATTTGTTTCTACATCATAACCGTAATCTTTAAAGTCTTTGTATAATTGTTCTACTAGTGATGTTGTTGGTACAATGATTAGAATATTGTTGTTGATTACATTTAAATAGTGTCGGACCAACATGTATATGATAAGTGATTTACCAGAGGCAGTAGGCGATAAAACTAGTCCTCTGTCATATTCTAAAGCAAATTTAAATGCGTTTAACTGATAATCTCTCGGTTTGATAGACAGATCGTACTCATCAATCATACCGTCTATATCGGCGGCTGTGACACTCCTATGTGTCAAAATATCACTAGATTCAACTATATGTACGTTTTTCTTCTTACACCAGTCTTTTAGATAAGGGTACAATCCAAGGTACATTTGACCTGTAGCGTATGAGTAAAGTCTTATCTTTCCGTCCCATACTCTATTACGAAATTGTGGTGTAAACTTATATCCAGGCACTTCAAACGAGAAGTAATCTGACAATTCTCTACGAATAGAGGCGTCAGCGTCAATCCGAATATATACGTCATTGAGTTTATCAACGATAATGTTTTGCATATTAGATTACGCCAGATGTAAACTTCTTCCAGTCTATAGCGTTCTTAATTTGAAAGCCACGATTAGAAATAATCTTAACCGTTCTATCTAGGTAGTCAACAACACTTTGTACATAAGTTACTTTTTGTTCTAACTTAATAAGTTCGTCATCTGATTTAAGATATTTGTCAACGTCTGGTTTAAGAAGTTTAATATTAAAAGGTTTCTGTTGATAGACACTAGGGTCTGCCTTACCTGTATAGTATTCCCACTTCTCTCTTGTCAATCTAGCCAAATCTTGTTCAGCCTTCTTTAATAGATTAGTGTATTGATTATGAAACTTCATATATTTGTTATGAAGTTGTGGTGTTTTTAATGATTCTAAATCTAATTCAGTATCATTTATTTTAAGGTCTTTTTCAGCTAATTGTTGTAATTCATCAAAGGTCATAATAACTCCATTATATTAATTTAAAATATTTATGTATGTATTAAGTAGTAGTTTCTGTAGTAACTTTGCTACCGACAGCTGCAAACTCGTAAATAGCATATTCAAACGTTACGGTGGCTGTAAGATAATCAATATCAGTTGCCTGCTGATTGTAGTCTAAACCTGATAGTGAAGTGGGATATATATTTCTAAATCTAACTTCTAAATTTGGATTATTCTTACTTGTCAATACAATCAAAGTTGCGTCTGAATACAAACCACCATCGTCTTGCGTAGCCTTTTTTATTTCACCTAATTCTTTACTAGTGCCTACATTTTGAGTTGAAGGAAATCTGTCTGTACCTGCACCTTGTAATACTTGAAACTGCTCGTAGTTTTTAGGAAAACCAACACCAGTTAACCAACCATGTATCTCTCTATAGTTTTCTAAATTTTCATCTACTAAAAATTGTATAGTCAACGTATCGTATTGTAATCTATCACCAGGTAGTGGTATATCTTTTAGAGGTGTGATTTGTTCAGCAGTACCTAGATTGATACCAGGCAAATTTGCGGCTGTGCAAAAATACTCTACTTTAGGTAGTTTAATTACACTAAATTTAAACTGCGTTGGACTTGCATAGTCCAGTTTAGTCGGTTGTCTAGTGTGTGAGTTTGTAACGGTCATACAGCTATTTATCTGTTTGCTTGTCTAAATCTTCCCATTCTTTTGTTTGGGAATCTGTTTTTAGTTTCTTCTCGTTATCTGTTAGTACACTCTCTTTTTCAGCTGCTTCATCAAGTCTTTTCTCTACGTTTTCTAAAGCGTTAGGTTTTTGTAGATGATTGAGACCTAATGATAGTAGAAAAAAGAAGCCACCGATTAGTATTATACCAGAGATTGCTCTGATTATAGTCTTCATTTTAGGTTTTTCTTCTTTGTAAATTGTTATTCTTTCAGTATAAAACATAATATACTTTTATTTATGCTAAAAAAAAGGGCGCCGAAGCGCCCTTCTTTAATCTGTTTCTCAACAAATATTACATGATGTTCGTAACTTGAACACGTCTGTAGTATCTGTTAGCATTGATATTACCAACACCGTCAGCAGTAATGTTGCCAGAAGCACTCGCACCAGCGAATGGGTTAGCTACCATACCGTATCGTGTTTTGAAACCGATTTTCGGTTGGAAGTTGTCCTGACCTACTGCTCTAACCATTTGTAGTGGTACATATGGGCAGTAGAATAAACCTGCGTCATATGGAGAAGTTCCTTTGTAACCAACAACGTAGTATTGTTTAGTAGGTGACGCATTTGAAGCCATGTTAGCAGCATATGGGTCAATGTAAACTCTATACTTACCATTTAATACACCAGCAAAAGTATTACCTGTGTCGTCAATGTTTAAGTTGTTGTTTAATGCAGGAGTG